ATGTTGACAAAGATATCCCCGTCTAGTAAACTCAAAGCTTTTGCACACCTGTCTGTTCCAGTTGCACATTCTTCTTCGATAACTATACACCTCATTTCTTGTTTTGAACAATAATTAGATATTCTTGAATCGTCTGTTAGAACTACAACAGTGTCAAGTTCTTTTGCCATACAGGCACGGTCATATACCCTCTTTATCATGGGTATATCACAGATATCTACAAGGGGTTTACCTTCGAATCTTGTTGATTTCCACCTTGCTGGTATTAGACCAACAACGAGTTCAGATTCGTAATCGATTTTAGCGATACTTCGCATTCAACTTCTCCATAACCATATTTTGCATGTATAAAATCTACTCCAGCTCTCTTTGCACATTCATAATCAGTCTGCATATCACCAATATAAATTGTTTCACTTGGTTCTGAATTACAGAATGCCATAGTATATAGTAATTGGTCGGGAGCAGGTTTACCTCGAAGTCCCATAGTAGGTGAACAGACAAAATCAAAGTCGGGTAATTGTTCTAAAATTAGATTTGTTCTCTTTTGTCCTTTAGAAGTGCAAATTGCAATCTTATAATTTTGTTTTAAGATAGTAAGTGTGTCAGATACACCTTCGTATAGTTTTATTTTATCTATATTTTGTTCAGAGGTTTCCTCGTAAGTTGATTGAACACTTAAAGGGACTCCTAATGCATTCATTATGTCAGGAAAAGGTTTACCTATGTGTTTTTGATATGATTCGAAAGGTGTTTCAATGTTATGGGTGAGTCTAACTGCGTCCCAAGACAGTTTCATATTAGGTAAAGAGTCAATAAGGACTCCGTCTAAATCAAATACTATTAATTTCTTCACTTTTTCTTTTTTGGAACTAAATGGTCTTCTGTTAAAATACGAAATCCCATTTTTCGGTCTTTACAAAACTCTTCTGCAGCTTTGAACTTTGCCTGATTAATTATATAGGTCAAAACTTTTTGTTTAAACTTCCTAGTTTGTCTTTTTGGGACTGGTGGAGGTTTACATTGAGACTTTGGTTTTACTTCTATGATTTCTCTTATTGCTTGTCCTTTGGAATTTACATATTTTATGTAAAAATCGGGAAAATACCTATGAACTCTTTTATCGACAGGAGATTTGTAAGGAATTATGATTTCCTCACTCCCCCATTCAACAATATTAGGGTTATTATCACAATAAACCATGAATCTTCTCTCCCACAAAGACCTATAATAGATTTTTGTAGGGTCTCCCTTATATTTTTTGTAATTCTTCGGTTTAAACTTACCACTGTATGACATAAATAGAATTAAGACCTTTATTTTAGGATATTTATATGCCAAATATTAACAAATTATTAAACAAAGTAAATCAGGCTTCACAAGCAATCAAATCAGTCAAAGGTATCAAGTCAAAGATTGAGAGTATAGGATACAAAGGTGGAGTCAACACCGAAGAAGTAGATAAACTACAATCTATAACCGAAGAAAACAGAAAAAAGTTAGCTGATAGAGCAAGCACTTTACAATCACAATTATCGAGTGTAAATTCAGGAAGAAAAAAAGTAAAAAAACCACCCATAGAAACTCATATAGATTTACAATATCCACTTGAAGCTGAAGGTGATAATTTTCTTCTTTTCAACATGAGACCGAGAAAAGCAAGAGACGGTGGAGGTGATAAAGGTGGTAATTACTTTTCAGGCGAAACTAGAACAGTTGCATTATACCTTGTTGATTATGACTCAAATGTTGCAGTATCTTATTCAGGAGATGAGGGAATCAGCACTTTCCAAAGAGGAAGAGATACAACTAAAAACACTGCCGTAGATTTTAAAGGTTCAAAAGTAGAAGGTGTTATCAACGAAGTAAAAGGTGTAGTTGGTGAATTAGGAAATAAAATCATGAATGGTATGTCAGGTGGAGTTCGTAATCTACGACAAGGCATGGCTGCAAACCCCATGTTAGAACAAATGTTAGAAGGTGTTTCATTTAGAGAATTGACTTTTGAATTTGAGTTTTGGCCAAAGAGTGAAAGAGAAGCAAGAGAGGTTATGGAAATCATAAAAACATTTAAACTTGCAGCTTTACCTGATACATTTGCTTCGTTTGAATCAACTTCACCAAATGAAAACTTTTTCAACTATCCAAATGTTTTTGATATAAATGTTGAAGGCCCAATTGCAGATAATGTCGAAGGATTTTTACCTGCCGTATGCACAGCAGTTGATGTTCAAACATTCGGTGGTGACCCCAAAGGTATTATTGCTGGAGGAACAGACCCCGAGAACGAGAGAGACCCATTTGGTCTAGGTTTGACTCATTATCCAGCACACACTACAATGAATTTAACATTTGCTGAAATAAGATTAATAACTCAAGAAACCTATGATACACATGTTGGTGCAAGAGCAATTGCAGAAGGAAAACTGTCAGGTGGTTCACCAAGTATATTAGACCAAGATACAGCAACAGGAGGATAATATGGCTCAAGAATATTTTAAAAATTTTCCTGAAATGCAATATACCTTATCTGACGGTAAGATTATTACTATAAAAGATTTCTTTAGAAAGTCAAGAATAGAACAAGAAGCTGTCACAGGATTAATTGAATATACAACTTACGAATTACAAGACGGAGATAGACCTGATACAGTTGCAGCTAAACTATATGGTAATGGTGATTTACACTGGGTGTTCTATCTAGTAAATGATTTTGATAATTACCTCGAATGGTTTAAAAGTCAACAAGAGTTTGAAGCATATATACAGAAAAAATATGAAGGTGTGTATTGTATTGCACCTAACTCTACAGATTTAGTTAATTACTCAAGTGGTGTATCATATAAATTCTTAATAGGAGAAACCGTCACCACAACCGATTCAGAAGGAATTGTGACAGAGGTTGACCCCTTACATAAAAGATTAGGAATAAAAGTGTTGAAAGGAGATTTTCAATCGGGTGCTGTATCTTCTGCACAATCAGTAAAGGATACTTCAAATAATCCTATGTCATTCACCCCAGTATCAACAATCAACAAGAGAGACGGAGTGTGTTATTATTACAAAGGAACTCTACGAAAAAATCAATTTGAAAATGGATACACAGCAAAATCTTTTTATGAGGAAGAATACGATAAAAACGAAGAGAAGAGAAGAATAAACATTATCAAACCTGCTAGACTTGGAAAGGTTGTATCAGAGTTTGAGCGTGTAATGAAATCATGAGTGGAAACTATGCAGCGGGTGAATTCTTTTTTGATTCATTCACCCTAGTAAATCAATATAACGAATCAATTGACCTACAACAAATGTGTAGTAATTTTCAATTGTTCGAATCCATATACAATAAATTTGTGACGGGTGAAGTTCATATATTTGACGGACTAAATGTTCTGAAAAATTTTAGAATGACAGGTCAAGAATTTATTAGAATTAAAATTAGACAAAAAGAAGGAACAGACGAAAAGGCTTCAGACGAATTTGCAATAGATAAAACTTTTCGAGTATATAAAATAGATAATGTTCAAAGACCTCAAACACTAACACAAACTTATGTCATAAGAATATGTGACCCTAAAATGTTTACGGTTCGTAGAAAAAGATTGAGTCAAACATTACGAGGAAGATACGACCAAATCCTACAAAATGTTTTGATTGACTTATGTAAATTTAGAGTTGCAGAATTTGACGCATGGGAACAAACAGTTCCAGCAAATAAACAATTCATATGTCCTAACTGGACTATTGCAGAACTCATAGACTACATTGTTAATAATTCACAATCAGGTGAATCACATGCATACAAAAATGGTATGTTCTTTTTTCAGACATTGAATGGTGGATTTAGATTTCAAAGTTTTGACCAAATGTGTCAAATGGAATTTCCTGTAGAATTCAATGACAAACCAAAAAATGTTGTTATCGATAGTGAGGACGAAAATATAAATGCACCAGCTGGATTGAATACAACTATCATGCATCATGAGAAACCACAATTATTTAATACATTACAAGGAACAGTCGGTGGTGCATATGCCTCGACTTTAAAAGTATACGACCCGATAAGAAAATTAGAAGAAGAAAGTATATACGACCTTGAGGAAACTATGAAGAAGGGAAATCATGTATCAGGAAATCCCATGTTATATGTAGACGATTTTGAAAGAGTATTGCAGCCAGGCATATTGATTGACCCCGAAATATCACCACCGATAGATGAAATATCTGTAGATTTACAACCCACAAAAGAAACAAGCACAATAATAATAAATGATTATCATGCAACTCACCCTTTTGATAATGCAGAGAATCTATCAGACCCCGAAATATTCGAACCAAGAAAATTAAAGGACACTGGTATTCTAGAACGAAGAGCTTTGTTAGAAAATTTACAACAACATAGAATGCTTGTAAGTATACCATTAAGAACAGATTTATCTGTAGGTATGATAATAAAATTAGATATCAGTTCACCCGAAGTTGCTGGAGACGGTGAAATAGAAGATAAGGTAAATGATAATAGATACCTAATCACAGACCTATCTATATCATGCGACCCAACTGATAAAACTGGAGTGTGTTATCTAGAATGTGTGAAAGAAAGTTATGCAAGTAAAATAGAAAACTTTAAACCTCTAGAACAAGCACCGTCAGCTGAGGATTTAGACTAATGGAATATTTTTACGGAGTAGTTGAAGATAGACAAGACCCCTTGAAGGTTGGGAGAGTTCGTGTTCGTATACATGGAATTCATACAGACGAAAAGATATTAATTGCAACTCCTGATTTACCATGGTGTCAAGTAATACTTCCTACAACTTCAGCTGGTTTATCAGGACTAGGAACAGGACACGGTCTTGTAGAAGGAACTACAGTCTTTGGATATTTCAGAGATAAAGCAAAACAAGACCCAATCGTTTTAGGTGTATCAGCAGGTATTCCACAAGCAGGATATAAAGAATCTATTACAGACCAACTTATTACTAGGTCAGTTGAAAAGGGATTCAACGACCCTAGACAATTAACAGTTGCAGATTACAATGATACACCCGACGGCCCAAACCCAGTTCAAGATTCTAGGAGAGGTTTTGGTCTTACTACTGCAATGGATACTGCACCGAAGTTTCCAAAAGAATTAAAAATCAAATACGATAACACAGGTTCTACAATAGAAGAACTAGAGGTGACAAAAGAAATGTTGCCTTACTATCCATTATATACAGACGAATCAGATTACTCTTCTCTTGCAAGAGGTTCAGTATTAGACCACAAAATAAAAGGTGATATAGTTCACCCACAAACACAACAAATTTTAGCAGACTTTGTCGATGTGGATTCTGCACCAGTCTATCCTTATAACAAAGTTCACCAATCAGAATCAGGACATGTATTTGAAATAGACGATACAGTAGGTAAAGAAAGAATAAATGTTCACCATAGGTCAGGAACATTCCATGAGATACATGCAGACGGTTCCGAAGTCACCCGAGTTGTAAATAGTAATTACACTGCAATTCTGAAAGACGATAAGGTTTATATTGCTGGTGACGCTGACTTACAAGTAGGACATGGTAATGTAAATATAACAGTCAATACAGGTAATGTAGATATGAAGGTGTTAAAAGGTAATGTATCTTCTGAAATAACAGAGGGTAATCTTAAAGCAGATATACTAAAAGGAACAACAGATGTATTATCAGAGGGTAAGATAACTATTACTGGTAATAATACTACAGAGATTATCTCTAACACAACAGTCACAGGAACATTACATGTGACGGGTAAACAAACAAATGATTCAACGATTCATGCAAAAGGTGATATTTCAACTGACGCTGGAAATGCACCAACACTTGCAACACACAAACATTTATCAACAGGACAAGGCACAGGAACAGGTAAATTAAATACTTCGAAACCTGACGCAAGTGCATAAATAGTATTATGGTCGATTATGTAAAACCCAATAGTAAGAATGTTGCAATCAAGGAAGCATATAAAGACCTTGATTTAAACTTCATGGCACACCCTATTACAGGTGATGTCACGACTAAATCTGATTCAGAAGCTGTAAAGAGAGCAGTCAAGAATATAGTTCTTACTAATTACTATGAAAGACCTTTTAAACCAAGTTTGGGTGGTAATATTCGAGGTCTCTTATTCGAATTAAATACCGATAGACAATTAAACAGAGCAAGAGATAGACTTGCAGATACAATCACAGCTTTAGAACCGAGAGTAGAAAATGTCAGGTGTAAATTTGATACCTCGGGTAATAGTCTAAATGTAATCATTTTCTATAATATTAAAAATGGTTTGACTGGACAAGAAGTTGAGTTCAATATAACAAGGGCACGATAATGGCAGTAAACAGTTCACAAATAAATGTCACAGATTTAGACTTTGACAACATATCAGATAACCTTAAGAACTATCTTAAGGGACAAGAAATTTTTAAAGACTATAACTTTGAGGGTGCAACCCTTTCAATTCTTATAGACTTACTTGCATATGCATCACATATTGGTGCAGTTAACACTAACATAGCAGCTTCAGAGTTGTTCCTAGATTCAGCACAAATAAGAAAGAATGTTGTGTCCCGTGCAAAAGATTTAGGATTTACACCTGCTTCTGAATCAGCTTCAGCTGCAATCATGACTATGGTATTATCTAATGTAAGAAATGCAGACGGTTCAATACCTTCAACAACCTCTATGATTATGCCAAGAGGGACAGTCTTTAGAACAAATTATGAGGGAAGTAATTACGAGTTTGTCACTTCAACTTCTTACACACCAACAGTTGATTCTAATAAGTTTACATATAATAATGTAGAATTAGTTCAAGGAACTTACTCTCAAGATATTTTTATCAATGACAATCAAATCAAAAATGCAAAGTATGTTTTATCAAATCAGAGAGTTGATAAAAACAGATTGACAGTCACAGTCAATTCAGGTGGAACAAGTTCGACCTTTGCATTGTCAACAGACATATCAACAATCACTACAACCTCTAAAGTATATTACACTCAAGAAAACGAAGACGGATATCTAGAAATATATTTTGGTGACGGAACACTTGGTGCAAAATTACTAGACGGTGATATCATTACAGTTGATTATGTTGTTGTAGACGATACTCACGCTGACGGTGCAAACAGATTTACTCAAGTAGATGCGGTTAATGGATTTTCAGATTCAAGTATTGTTGTATCAACAGCTGCAACAGGTGGTGCAGAGAAAGAGAGTATGGAATCTATCAAGTTTAAAGCAACAAAATTCTATACTTCACAGAATAGACTAGTCACATTGAATGACTACAAAGCAAAAGTTCAAGAATATTATCCAAATGCAGATGCAGTTGCAGTGTGGGGTGGTGAAGATAACAACCCACCTGAATACGGTAAAGTATTCATTGCATTAAAACCACAAAATGCAGATTACTTATCCGAAACAGAAAAGAATGTTGTTTTAAATAATCTAAACAAACTAAACATGTTGACAGTTCGTCCACAAATAATCGATGCAGATATAGTTAAGATATTGATATCTTCAACATTCAAATACAATCCAGCTTTAACAACACTAACAGCTGGTGAATTAGAAACATTAGTTAAGAATACTATTGTGAAATTTGATACAGACAACCTAAATGGATTCGATGCAATCTTTAGACATTCGAATCTAACTAAAACTATTGACGAGGCAGATTCTGCTATCTTGTCAAATACAACAAACATAAGATTGAAGAAAAAATTAAAACCAACTATTTCTTCAAATGCAAAAGGTTATTCAATTTCTTTTGGTAATGCATTATTCAATCCACATGCTGGTCACAATGCAGCGAGTGGAGGTATTATCATTACAACAGGTTTTTATGTCCAAGGTGATTCCGTCAATATAAATTACTTTGACGATGACGGTAATGGAGTATTGAGAAGATACTACTTATCAGGGTCAACTAGGATATATCAAGACAGTGCAGCTGGAACAGTAAATTATTCCACTGGACTTATTTCTATCAATGCTATCACTTTAACCTCTACGGTTAATACTGATACTTCGATAGACTTCACCGTCATACCTTCGGGTGTTGATGTTGTTGCAGAGAGAGGAAATTTAATTGACATCTCTGTTGACGATATCAAAACAACTGGTGAAGTAGACACCATCGCAAGTGGTGAATCGAGTGCTGGTGTAGGTTTTAATACAACCTCAACCAGTTCATATTAATAAATGTATAAAGTGGTCGGGAGTCCCCCGAGTAGTTTCCCATTCAATTGGATTATAGGAGGAAAAGAGAATGGCAGATAAAAAAATCACGGCTTTGACCGTAATGAATAAGTCAGAAGTTGGTGCAGCCGACATTCTGCATGTTGTAGATGACCCAAGTGGGTCACCTGTAAACAAAAGACTTGCAATTTCAAGTCTTTTCGAAGCAATTCCAACTCACCTTGCAATTAACGATGTTAATGTCGTGTCTGCAAATGGGTCGATTGCAGATGGTGGTATTATTGCATGTGACGCTGATTCAGTTTCAGCAGACCTTGCTTTAAGTTTACCTGATTCTAGTGATACAGGTGAAATAAAAATCATCGTTGCTTCAACAGAACCAGCAGGTTCTCATAATATTGTTATCACACCTTCAACTTTAGCAGGTCACTCAACTATTACATTAAGCACCATTGGTGAATCAGTTGTATTAGTATGGGCAGGCTCTTCTAACGGTGGTTGGCATGTGTTAGCAGGTAATGGATATGTGCTTGCATAATATTGAGTAATGGCAAATAAGAACTTTGACATACAAAGACTAACCGATAGATTACCTAATCTATTGCCCGACTTCGTCATGGACGAAGCACCAGTCTTTGAGCAGTTCTTAAAAGCTTACTTCGAATTCCTTGAGGCGGAGATATTAACTCTCTCGTCTCAAGGAGATTTGGACGAAATATTATTAGAGAACAATGAAGGTTATCTATTAGTAGAAGAAAAAACTGTCGAACCAGCTCCCGATGCATCTACTTCGAGACTTCTACACGAACAACAAAAAACTCCTTTTGAAGTTGGAGATTATCTTGTAGGTTCGAAGACTGGTTCAGTTGCAGAAATTAAAATAATAAATGGTAATACATTTTATATCGAAACTATAGAAGGAAAAGGTTTCGATAGTGGAGAAACAGTCTCTAAAAGATATAGAAGAGATTTAGGAGAAGCAACACAGACAGGTGTTGTTGAATCATACAAACACAATACAGTTCTTGCAAACAATCAACTATTAACCTATTCAGATATTGATACGACAACAGAACAGTTTTTAGATTATTTCCAAAAAGATTTTATCCCGTCATTAGATATTGACGATACAAAAGACGCAAGACTAACAATCAAGAACATAAATGACTTGTATCAAAAGAAAGGAACAGGAGAGTCATTACAATTTTTATTAAGAATACTGTTTGGTCAAGACGCAGAAATAATATATCCGATAGACCAAACTATATTTGCTTCAGAATCAGATTACAGTGATAAAAGAAGAATTGCTGTCACTATGGATAATATAAACCATTTACCTAGTGCAACAGACAAAGTAATACAATATCAAGACGATTTAGTCACCATACTAGCAGAAGCAATAGTTGAAAATGTATATACTATCAATGCAACTCTAGGACAGTATTCTCTAGAGATATCCAATAATCATTTTGGAACTTTCGAAGAAGAAAGACCATGTAATTTTGTAGATAGAGACGGTATCACTACAGTTAGTGCAAGAGTCAAAGGTATACTTTCAGATATAGTCACAACCGATTCTTCTATCTACATGGCACAAGAAGACAATGATTCTATATTATTGGAACCAACTGAATTAACAGGTAATATAACAATTGCAACCGATTCTACTTCATTAATCGGTTCAGGTTCTAAATTTTTAAGAGAACTTAATGTTGGAGATACAATATCATATAAAGTATCTAACACAGTATATACGGATACCATTGCAACTATCACAGATGATGTGACTGCAACCTTGACTGCAAACGGAAGTGCAGCTGCTTCAAATGTTTTAGGTTTTAACAATTCAACATCAGGTGGATTATTATTAGAAGAACAATCTTTTGGTTCTATGTATTCACTGAATGACCCTCTATTCTTTGAGGGAGGAAAAGCAGACAGAAACGAAACAAATGCAAAAGGTGTTATTGACGGTTTAAGAAAAGGTGGTGTTGAGAAAATTTATATTGAAGACGCTGGAACAGGATACAACGGTGGTGATGTTCTTGTTTTTGATAATTCAGGTGCAGACGGAAACGCTGCAGAAGGTGTTATCGGTGCAATAGAAGATGTTGTTATATTAGAAAACAGAACAGACATAGGACAATATGAAATAACTGCAACAGCAGGGCAAACAGTTTTCAGTGGCAGAGATAATAATGGTCAGAGAATATATTTCAATGATAATAGTGTAAGAGTATTTGTAAATGGTGTAGAAAAAACACCATACACAGACTACACATTTAAAAATGATAGAGTCACATTTACCAGTGGTCAAACAGCAGGACATTTAATAGAAATCTATACAGACTTTAATCACCTATTAATGGAAGACGGGGACAGAATACAATTGTCCTCTACAGATTCTAGAATTAGAAACACAGTTATAACATCGCCAGGAACAGGTTATACAAAATTACCTCAAGTATTTCCAGGCGGATATATTTACATGAGTGATTTATCAGGATTTGTAGAAAATGAAGTTGTGACTGGCGGAACTTCAAATGCAACAGCCGTTATAGTTAGAAAAGAAGAAGTTGACGGTAAGAAAAGACTAGTAGTAAAAAGAAGGTCAACAGATTCAAACCAGTTTACACAATCAGGTGAAACAATCACAGGTGGAACTAGTGGAACACAAAGGTCATCTGACTTAATCAAAGTATCAAGTGGAACGGGTGCAAAACTTCTTGCATATTCAGACGAGATAGGTGGTGTAGGACACATTAATGTAAAAGAACAAGGATTTAATTTTAAAGAGAATCCAGTAATGTCAAGTTTATCACATTACAAAGCATTAATTACAACACCGTCTACAGGATTGAATGCAAATACAACATTCACAGGAAGAATCACAGGTTCTACTGGTAAGATAATATCTTTTGATGCAAATACTCAAGTATTAACATTCACTGATTTAGACGGACACTTCTTGGATAACGAAGAAGTATTATTTAATAGTGTTGACACTTTCAAAATTTTAAAATTTAATCCATATCAGTCGAGAGGTAAGTTAGGTGGTGAAGGTATCATTGAAAGACAATTACTTACAGATAAAGGAACAATCGATTCTTCAGCTGTTAATGTCCAAGACGGATATGTTTATCAGACTCACTCTTACATAGTTAAAGTAGGTGAGTCTATTAATAGGTGGAGGTCAGTAGTCAAAGACCTTGTTCACCCTTCGGGACATATATTCTTTGGAGAGGTTGCAATTAAACAATTTGTAAACCCACATGATTCAGTTATACTTGATAGTGGAAGTCCTAGAAATGAAGTAGGTATAGAAACAGAAACAAGATTTAATTTTATACCAACTATAATAATGCAAGCTTTCCCAACATATCATTTTGATTTGGAAGGTGCAGATTCACTTTACAGAGATGACGAGTCTAATATTATTATGGAAGACGGTTATCATTTAATACTAGAAGAAGCACCCGATATAAATGCAATAACAGAATTACTCACAACATTAATGTTGTATACAAATGCTTCAGACTTGAACACACCATTAATAGTTCACCAACCTTTCAATGAGTCTTCTATAGGTTCAACAACACCAACTATAAAAGGTGGTGCAGATATTGTATTACCTAACAACCATGGATTGAGTCCTTCTTCTTTAGGAGAAAACTTCAAACAAAGAAGATTCAATATAGAAGTTATTACGAGTATTGCAAATGCAATAGAAAGAAAGACAACAAGAACAATCACAAACCCAATGAGACAAAGTAAAGATGTTTCGGTTGAGAATAATGGAAGCCAAAATGTTTATAATATAAATGGTTTAAGAAATGCTTCTTTAGTATTACAAAGAGGATACACATACGACTTTGGATATCCAAATTCACACCCATTAAGATTCTCAACAACATCAGACGGAACACATAATAGTGGTTCTGCATTTACAACAGGTGTATCGACAAGCACATATGTCACTAGCATAACAGTTGATTCGAATACACCTAATACATTATATTATTACTGTCAACACCATAGTGGTATGGGTGGACAAATTACAGTCATAGATACGAACAGAGATACAACAATCAACATAGACAATGTAAATAATCCTTCTCACAGTCCATATGAGAGACGAGCAGAGTTGTTCCGTATGGCAGAGTCAGGTATAGTAATACCTTCGGTTCAAATAGAAGAAGAAAACATTGTATATGAAGACGGTGGTCATATGCAATTAGAACCTAGAACTCCAATTATAAGAATGGAGTCAACTTTTGGAGACCACGGTGGAACATTTATGACAGAAGATGGGTTCAACATAGCATTAGAAGACGGAACATATATGTCTGAACCTTTAGGAAGTATATTATCGGAAAGAGTTATGACTCTTCACCAATCTTCTATGTTAACAGAAGATAACTTCCAAATAACATTAGAGGACGGGG